TTTATGGCAAGCTACAATGAGAATGGTGTCAACAGAACTTGGAGAGATAGAGACAGCTTATTTGTTGGGGTATTTCCTTTTGCTAAGGTTTTATAGAAGATTGTGCGTTACCAATACGGTAGCAGGCGGCACACATTAAGGGTGGTGGGCGGTGTGCCTATTAATTTTGCAGGAGATATAAAATGAAAGAATTTTTATTACAAACTTATACCGTAGTATTACCGATATTACTTGGCTATATAGTTTGGCTTCTGAAACAACAGAAAAAAGACAAAGATGCCAATAGTAAAGGCACAATGTTGCTTTTGCGAGTACAGCTTATCGAATATCACGATAAGTATATGAAAATAGGTGAAATTCCATCTTACGCCTATGATAATTTCGTCGAGATGTATAACGCATATCACGCATTGGGCGGCAATGGAATGGTGACTAAGATGTATAACGAAATACAGGAAATTCACTTAAAGAATGGAGGCAAAGATTAAAATGGATATAACATCGGTAACAACAGTTGTAGCAATCGTTGTAATTACATATCTGATAGGCTTAGGAGCTAAGGCAATTCCACACATTAAGGATAATTACATTCCTATAATCGTAGGTGTTGCAGGCGGTATCTTAGGCGTTATAGGTATGTATGTAATACCTGACTTTCCGGCAAATGATATTCTTAATGCAATCGCAGTAGGAATTGTGTCCGGATTATCAAGCACAGGTGTTAATCAGATTTATAAGCAGGTAAAGAACAATGCTTGACATTAATAAGCAAGCTATGAAGTATTCACTTCAAGGGCAGACAGTAACTATTTACGAAAGAGATGATGATGGCAATATCCTTTATGAGGGATATACCGACACAGAGGGTAACTTTATTCCTTATCTTGATGATGAGGGAAACAAGATACCCAAAGTCCTTGAGGAAAAAACAGGCTTTTCAGAGCCTACGGATTTCAAAGCTAACATATCATTCAGCGGTGGAGAAGCACAAAGCAAGGAATACGGCTTTGATACCGCTGATTTTGATGCTATTTTGCTGACAGATAGGAATACACTACCTGTTCAAAAAGGCGACCTTATATGGCTTGATAGCAAGCCTACATACACATCTGACAGCCTTGTTGACGAAACATCAGCGGATTTCATAGTTGTAGGCATTAAGCCGGCATTATATTCAACTAAGTATATGCTTAAAGCGGTCGTAAAGTAGGTGCATTATGGAAAACACAACAATTAATATTTTAGGAACAGAATATGCTATTGAACTAAGAACGCTTAACAATGAAGATATTGACGGCTTTTGCGACAATACAGCAAAGCTAATAGTAATCCGTTCTGATAACTATAATGAAGTGGGTAATTTTGTAGAATTGCAGAAGAAACAATTAAGACACGAAATAATACACGCCTTTCTATTTGAAAGCGGATTACAGTGTAATTGGCAACATATAGAACAATTTGGACACGATGAAACAACTATTGATTGGTTTGCAATTCAATCGCCTAAAATATTTAAAGTTTTTGCAGATTTAAAACTGCTTTAAGGTGGTGCATTATGGCAAGACATACAATTAATATATCCTTGTCTGAAAAGTCCGTAAATGAAGCTATCAGACAGCTACAACAGTATAAACAGAGTTTGCAGTATAAATGTGAATTGCTTGTTGAACGATTAGCAGAATTAGGTGACAAAGCGGCAATTATGAGTGTTAATGAAAGCCCATTAGGTAAGACAGTAACATTAAGAGTTGACAAAAAGCCTATTCAAGATGGTTATCAAGCTATTTTAATTGCTACCGGTAAAACTGTTGAAGTAGAAGATAGAGAGCCGTTTTACACGCTATTAGCGATTGAATTTGGTGCTGGTATTTATTACAACAGCGGTAACGAGAATCCGAAAGCTAATGATTTTGGCTTGGGCGTAGGAACATATCCAGGACAAATCCACGCATTTGAAGATGGCTGGTACTACTTAGGTAATGATAATCAATGGCACTACACGCACGGCGTTAAAGCTACAATGCCTATGTATAACGCTACAATAGAGATTATTAATCAGTATAAGCAGATAGCGAGAGAGGTGTTTAGTTAATGGCGAATGCAAACGATTGGGCGATAGACCTCGAGAATACAGTCACAGCACTTGTCAAGGCTAAAACCCTAACACAGCTTAAAAAGACATATCCAAAGATAGTCATAACCAATGAGGGGGAAAACAGCGGTCAAGCAGCATTCCCAACAGTATACATTCATTTACTGCCAGCAGTAGAACAAGGACAAACACTTGACGGACAAACAATAAACGCATTGCTAGCAACATTTCAAGTAGATGTTACTACTAACACAAGCAAGTTTGATTGTCGTAAGGTTATGGCAGTAATTACAGATACATTTAAAACAATGAGATTTCAAGGGAAACCAATGCCAGAGTTCTCAATCAGCAACAAAGTACATAAGAGTACCGCTAGATTCAGACGAATGATAGCGGCAAATGACAGATTAATGTAACAAAGAGCAGAAATGCTCTTATTTTTTTGCAAATTTTTAGGAGGTAGACAAAGCAATGGCAAGTACAAGTTATAAAGCTAGAGTTATCTACAAGGAGCATAGCGAAGATGGCTTTGCAGGTTCATATAAGTTAATGGTTGCGGCTAAGTCAATTTCAGCACCAGTATCAGCACCTAACACAGTTGAAAGTACAACATTTGAAGATGATTCACAGACATTCTTAATGGGTATCAAAACATCTGACGCTAAGACTTACACAGGAAATCTTGAAAAGGCTTATTTACAGGACTTAATCAAGGCAGAGGGCAAGCAGTTAGATATTATTCAGTTATATGGCTCTGACGGATTAGGTGCGGTTGCTAAGTACGCATTTGTCGGACAGGTAACAGCAACACCTAATGATGTTTCTGGTACTGATTCAGTACTTGAAATGACAGTAACAGCAGTTCCTAACACTTCACCTATCGAATGTACAGACAAGCTTCAAGTTGTCGAGGGTGCTGGTGGCACATTCACAGTAACAAAGGTGGGGGAATGATAAGCCAATCGACTAAATCAAAGGCTGTGTCGATTGGTGGCACAAACGCCAAAACAGCCGACTACACATCATATCTTGATGATGTAACAGAATAATTATTTAAAAAAGGTAGGTGCGGTGTAAAATCCGCACCTTTCCCTATATGGACGATAGGGTGGGAAAGGGTAAAAATTATGATG